GATACGAATGTTCATTCGTATCCTCCCATAATTCATTGTAGAATTTATCCATCCGCTGAAGTAGCTTGAACGAGTTGCCTTTAGATGCATGGTTGCGCCATGCCATGTAAGACTCGTCTACCTTTTCTCTTGGTAGGCCTCCTCGTTTGGATTTAGCTACAAGACGCTTCAGTTTCTTTCGTTCCCTTTTTACGTTTTCACTCTTGATGAGCATCAGCACCTTCCCTGTCTCTGTGAGACGGAAGATGAAGCCCAGAAAAGGGATTCCGTCAGATAGCGGATATATCCTCGTTTTATCAAGATTGAGTTCGAACTCCAACTGAGCGAGATATCTCTGTGTTTCACTCACGCACCTTTCGAGATATCCTCGGTCTTCTGAGATAATAAGGAAATCGTCCATGTATCTCAGATAGTATTTCGCTCTCAGTCTCTCTTTAACGAAATGGTCATATCCGTTCAGTACTGAAACGCCTGCGATCTGGACAAGTTGACTCCCTGCGTTATATCCTTTGTCTCCGTCATACTGTTCTCGTAGTATCCTTTCGACCTGTGAATAAATCTCAGATGGCAACTTGTCTCTGAACACCTTCTCCGCTACCGCATGACTCATGTTAGGATAATATCCCCTTATGTCGAACTGCGCTACATAGCCATGAGTTCCGTGTTTGCGATAGAATTTCTGAAGGAACACTTTCAAACGATTCCTTGCCGAATCAGTGCCTTTGCCTTTCTGACAGGCGAAATTATCATAGATGAAAGAGCGAGTCATTATCGGATACACTGCTTTGTCGTTCAGACTTCGCTGATACACTCTATCTCTGAAAGATATGCTTGATATCTCTCTTGGCTTCGGAGATGTGATAGTAAAGTTCAGTGTCGGTCTTGACTTGTATGTTCCGTTTTCTAATTCACTGCTCAACTTGGTAATCTGCTCCGTGCTGTTAAGGCAGAAGGATGCCACGCTATCCTTCCATATAACACCTTTCCGGCACTTGTTCATCGAGTCATATAAGGACTCGAAATCAGTAATGTTATCCATGCTTATAGTCCAACTGACCCTTGGGTCATGTCCGTCATAGATATGTTGTTTACCTTTCGGAGGGAAGTCAGCTCCCTGCATAAGAACAAATCTGCATCCGCTCTATAAGCAGACCTTTGTGAAGATGCCTTGTGTAGTCGGGACGGCTACGATTACTGTTCGTACTATTGTTGTTGTTGACATTACCAGAACTGTTCACATTCCATGTGTTGTTCGCATTGCCACGATTAGCAGAACGCAACCTACAGTTCACAGCCGTTTTCAGTCTACATCCCGTATTTAGCCGAATACCTTTTTCGGTCGGCCTCTCTCCATGTACGGATAAGGTTCCGTGTCTCTATGGTCTTCTTTCCCCAATACTCGACTCTCTTGGTTTTCAGATGGAAAACCTTATGAGCTACTTCCATCAGAGAAAGAAGGATATTGCATTGTATACATGCCTGTTCCTGTAGATATAGTCTTTCGTTCATGTCTTCTGCTGAGTTGACAAGAATGTTGTTGGCAGTCCAACATATCGTATGTATCTTGATCGCAGTGTCTACGATATTGTCCGTGAGGCTTCTCTGATATTGTTCAGTGAAGACACTCTTATTGGATGTTATCTGAAGAGTATACACACATAAATCGAGAGCCTTAACACAGGCTTCTAATTTTCCGTGTCCTCTTTCGTTTACAGGGACTGACATAATTCACCTCGGGAGGATAGCCCCTCCGTGGGAGGGGCAGATTAAAAGATTAGCAAATGACGCAGGCGGGACGGCTACGATAACTGGTCGGACTATTGTAGTGGTTGACATTACCAGAACTGCGCACATTCCATGCGTTGGTCGCATAGCCACGATGAGCAGACCGCAACCTACAGTACACAGCCGTAGTATGAGCATCATATCTGTATCCGATACGTTTCGGGTCTGTTGAATATAATGCGGAAGGAGATGGAATATCGAGACGCTGTTTCCAATACGGCCAATAGTTCCCTTCGCCTGTTAACTGCGGTGTAATATATTCCTGTTCAAGAGCGGGCAAAAACATCCTATCGACTGTGGTATCGGTAGAGCCCAACTCATAATCAGAAACTGTGTTCAGAGCGGTTATTACTGTCATCGGATACAAGCAGCTAACGAAATCCTCATCGAATCTCGAAAGGAATCCGCTGACGGAATAACTCGCAGGTCTTCTATCATAGGGGTTCTGCTGAACCCACCAGTTCGACAGTGCTTCGGAATTGAGCCACTGACGATAAGCACTCTGAGACCACCTATTGTATCCGTAGCACGCTCTCTGAAGGTTATTGAGTCCGCTGGTGTCGTATTTTATGGAACTTGTTATAGTTCCAAGGTCTGTTGTTCCCGAAGCATCTTTTGTCAGCGAAACGATTTCGGTCGGCGTTGCGACTTGCCCTGCCGTCTCTGATGATGTGGCTTTGTATGTTCTGACTCGCCAATCTGAGGGGTCAGAATCATATATAGAAAACTCCGCACTCCGCTTGCCCAATTGCCATATATCGCCCTCGGCATAGTCTTCTGTGAGAACGAAGGAATAAGTATCTCCTGCTACGATATTGCTTCCCCATGTTGTGCCGAAAGTGAATCTGTAAGACCCAGCAGGCAGACCACCTGAAGGAACAACAAAGAACCCTTCATTTTGGTCGAATTGACACTCATCGAGAGCGTAATGACTCTGAAGCCACATAGCAGGCTTTCCGTCCACTTCCTCAAAGGAAACGACGTCGAAAGGAACTTCGTAAGTTACGTTGTTAACTGTGTAATTTACTATAAGCTGATTGCCTATCTCGAAAAACTGTGTATGCAGTCCGCTCCGCACAAGCATTCTGATTGCATACCATGACAAGTCTCCATAGGTTATTCCGTTTGTAACAGTGAACGTATTCTCATCGCTCGTTCCGTCCGTGTAGGTTGTTGTCATGGTGTAAGTGTCTATCAGTCCCTCGGATGAGGTTTTCTCCACGGAGATATTTGCCACTCCGTTACCTGTGTCACCCTTCTCTCCCTGTGAGCCTGTTTCGCCCTTATCCCCTCTGGGGATGCCGAGGGAAATAACTCCGTCTGCATAAGATGCCGTTGCCTGCGAGCCTGCCGGGAGTGTTGTGACTTCAACAGTCATCCCCTCAAGCTCTGCGATGTCATCCACAAGGTTAGCGAGTAATGTTTCAAACTCTTCCTCAGTGCCTGTGTAACCGCCTTCGACCGCATAGCCGTAAGCCGTTACGATTCCCAAATCAGTTTTCTGTATCATGCTATTGTCCTCTCCATCATAAGATTTCCATTCTCAATGTAGAATGTCATATCCACCGAAGGGGTCTTTGACATAATCAAATGACCGCCCACAATGTCCATGTGTAGCCATCCATTATCAGCTGCGTGCTGCTCCGCTTTCTCGGCGTAGAACTTTGCGTTGTTCTCGAAGTATGTTCCTTCAGTGACAGGCTCTCCGTCCTGTGTACCAACTGCATACCCCTCAGAAACGAGATTGTAGTTGAGCATATCATCGTGAAGCCTCTCGACCTCAAGTAAGAAAGGTTCATACGCTTCGGGAGGCTCTGCACCTTGTGCCAAAGTTCTCTCTATTACTGTCTTGAAGATAAGGCTATTGACAAGCTGAGTATCGTTGTAAAGACATATCTGAAGTTTGCCTGCCCCTTCCACGCTCGTATCGGCATCGGTGGGAATCCAGTAAAGCGTGTTCCCTTCGATTCTGAAATTATCAGATGATATGGGATATGCTAGTTCATCGGACTGTTGAGGGAGAACGGCATACATCGCTATCGTGTAGCCTTCGTCCATGCACTCGGTCAACTCCGAAATGTCTATCGCAAACTCTCTGACATTGTTGTCGGTTCGTCTACCGATGAAAATCTTGTCATTGCCTACGATTTGGTTTTTCATGGTGTATCCTTTCCTATGTTAATGTGCATCCAAAAGCGAGAGCGTACCACATACCTTGCTTGCTACCTTCTTTTGTGGATTGAAGGTGTCCCATAACAGTATCCCCATCAGCAACAATCAGCATGATTGACGCATTTGAGGCTGCTCTCGCACCGCTTGCGGATGTGAATCTGTTCTCGTCATGAGCCACTACCGCTCCGTTGTGATAGAGAATAGACATGGTGTTTCCTGTGTCAGATGTGGCATCGGTGTAAACGCTGGCCGATAAGAACACCACTCCAGCACCATGTACCGTCCATGTTTTATCAACTCCTGTCTGCCATGCCGTCCAACTACTTGAATGTGAATACTGAGTTGGGAAAGCAAGGAACTTATCAGACAGCTTTACTCCGTTTTCGTAGATGTCACCAGTAGAGGATAACGATCCCGATACAGATATGCTTCCTGTTACATCAGAGTCTCCGTCCTTTTTTACAGTGTTGAATTCTAACTCCTGTTGGATACCGTCAATCTCTTCTCCCTGTTCTGAGATAGTTTCGGAAGCTGTTTCAGTTAGCTGACCTGTCTTATATAAATATCGGTCATCCTTGGAGTCTTTCAGAATCTGATTGATATAGGTATAAGTGACTCTTCCGTTTGATCTGACACAGACTTTGTCACCAAAACTGTATTTCTTTTTAGTTCTGAACTGGATCAAATGCGAGTCCATGTTAGAGGCGAAGACATAACCTATGTTGTCGGCACTCTCTCTGAATTCCCACTTGCCTTTGACTCTCACGCCCTGGGTAGGGTCTGTTCCGTAAGAACCATCCTCGAATAAGTAATAGTCTGTGATAGTTCCCCCAGAGACTACGCTTATCTTCGAAACAGCCTCGCTCGAATAAGTCTCGGAGATAAGTTCAAAGGTGGACATGCCGAAATCCACATTGTGAGTGGGAACTGTTTTCTTTCCGATGGTCACTTGGAGAGTGTTGTTGTCTACAGTAATATCTGTATAGATGTCAAACAGTCTCTTGACTCTTGATATGTACTTCTCTAACTGCCAGATCTTATTATCGTTAACGGGTCGGGAGTACTGAGTGTGGGAAGTTATCGTGACATTAATATAGGGCATGGCATAAACAGAGTCAGACAGGTTTTTAAACTCGTCCTCTATGACTCTCTTCATGAAGTCCTCTATGTAAGGTTCGCCTTCAGTCAAGACCAGCTGTCTTCCGAAGATGGTGACTATCTTTCCGCACTGAATAGTGGTAAGTCCGTCATTGGGAGTGCAAGATGTTATTACTCCGAAAAACTCATCGCATATAAAAAAGGAATCCTCAAGTCCTGAGTATTCCCCTAAAACTACGAACATGGAGACATTTTCGTATGCTGAGTTTATACAATAGTTGTAATCGACAACAGTTAATTTATGGGTCTGTTTGAAAGTCGCTCTTGATTTTACGAAACCTAGCATACAGCCACCCCGTATTTAACTTGACTGTTTTCTTTGACTACCATCCTGTAACCCGTTTGGTCTATGACGAACTGCCCGTTCATGGTCGCTTCCACAGTAACTGTACTCTGCCCCAATACGCTTCCGTCCTTGTAGGTGGTCAAGATAATATCCACAGAGTCTATCGTGAATAAAGTGTTATAGACATTCAGTAACTCCTGAGGAGTCAAAGTTAAGGTCGACCCGGTATAACCATCCCTCTGGACAAGTAAATTCCCATCCGAGTCCTCTATCCTCAGTTCATCAACATAAGGAGAAGGTACGATGGGGATATTGATAGCCTCTTCCCATATGAAATCCTCTATATCTCCGTCAAACTTCGCTTCCTTGGGAATAGGTGTCAAGGTCATTGTTCCCATAGTCATCGGAGACCCGGAAGAAGAGAACCACAAGGGCAAGTATCCCACATCACCGAAATAACCATTGTTTATCCAACACTTACAGACCATATTTAATGTCCCGTCAGCGTTGTGAGGGACATTGTCTGTTAAGGTGCATAGGTCAACATAGGAATTTCCGATATCGGGGGTAGGGTAGCTTCTTGCCTGCGATGTCTTTCCGTTACCTAAAAGCTGAATTCCGCAGTCTAGCTGATAATCCTCAAACGAAGGACTCCACGGGCCTTTCAGGGAGAGAGTGGCCGTGACATTGGATGTGTTGGCATCGACATCCACGGAGTTTTCTGTTACTGTAAGTCTGTAATAGTAGTAACCCGAATTGGAACTTCGTGTAGTCCTTACGCTTTTTTCGTATGTGGCCATCCTTCACCTCACACAGTAAGTAAGAAAATCTCCCCTTCAGCTAAATCACTAGGGATGGTTGACCCATGTCTTATGACAGCCTGTTTGCCGTTAAGCTGGGTCTGAATGTTGGAAGTGACTCCCGTTAAGTAACTTACTTCCGTAGAAGAAGCAGAGGAAGCTACCAAATTACCATTGGCATCAGAGACCAAAGCCTTGTTGGCGGTAAGGTTCTGCTTGGGAGAGACAGTTCCGATGGTGGAGATCATTTCTGTTATCGCACCCGAAGCGTACTTGAAAATTCCCAAAGCGATCTCGTAAACAGTTCCGCTGCCGTTTATGTCCTCCTGGGTCAAAGCTGAGAAGGAAGATGTATTGGAATAATCAACATCTATCCTAGCCTGATGATTGGTGGAAGAAGTGGAGGTCTCGCCAAGATCCAGAATCAATTTAAGTCTTCCATATCCGTTTGCATAGGTCGGAGAGGTGGATTCTGTGGTATTAGACGCTACTTCTATCACCCTTCCTTTGGCGATGAGCCACCCAGCACCCAAAGTAACATTAGTACCCGAAAAGGTCACTCCACAGCCATAGAGAACACCGTCAGTTAAGGCTTTCTCCATTGCTCTCGCAAACCCCTTCGGTGTCATCGTCTGATTATCAAATACAACACCCTTTAAATACTGCATTACACACTCCTATAATAGTTATATAAATTCACTGTGGCATCTATGCTTGCCACACCTTCGCTCGTTATTCTGAGTTCGCAAGCCTCGTCAACGGGGACTCTGAAGAAGTTCTCGTTATTAAGGTTGAGTTCTTCTATCTGTTCCACTCCGTCAATCCACACACCGGGGTCTAGGTATTTACTGGAGTACCTTAATGTACTCCCAGAAGGGACTTCTGCTGTGAGTTCCATGTTTCCTATTATCTGACCCTGTGAGTTATAAAGAATGATCGCAGGGTTTGTTAAAGGTCCTGGAACTATCACTTCGATGGAGGCCGGGATATGTCCTAAAGTAGCCACTATACTCGACCCGTCTATGTTTTCAGAGATAAACTCGAAATCAAACTCCAGGTCAAAGATGGATACATTGCCACCGCTTCCGGGTTGGATGTTTACAGTCTGCGGTGATATCCTGTACCAAGGAGTCTTGGCAACAAAGGAAACAGGGACTTCCAGAAATCCTAAGTTGGTCTTCTCTCCCTTCTGAATGAAATCCACATCTATCTCAGCGTAGAAATCTGTTCCATTGGGATTGTAGACCATTGTAAGGTCATACCCTTGGTTGATGAAGTCAACGAATTCGGTATACTGAGCATAAGGATCGTCTCCAGCAAAGACCACAGTTCCCACTAAGTTTCTCTGAGGGTAAGTCTTTTTAGCGTTGATGTAAAACCCTCCCCCCACAGAAGCCAAGTTATTGTTCTGAACATACCCTAGCCCGGAAGGAGAGGTAAAAAGTCTCTCGCTTCCGTTCATTTCGAGAGTCTCACCGATGCTGTTTCTTAGTGTGAATTTCCTATACACGATTAAGCCTCCTGTTAAACTCTCCATATAAGTAATCGACCATATCGGGCGAAAGTGATGTAGTGTTGACTGTGAAGGTAGCCGAAGAAGTGTTGTTGATGGTCTGTGCCGCATTGGTGAAGGCTGTCTCACCTCTTAACGCTAAATTGGCATAGGCATCTTCCAGTCTCTGCTTACTGGTCTTCGTTCCTTCAATAAGTCCCTCAACATCGTACTCAGCTAACTGTTTGTAAACCTTCGAAGGCGAAGCGATCATATCTACGCTACGGAACTTCCTTTGTCCGGCAAGAGCCATGTCGCTCCATGCGGTGGCATAGTCATCGATCCTTGCCCTTACGCCACGAATAGCACCTGAGGCGGCATCGTAGCCAAGCTGATATGTATCCGTTGATGCAACTTTGTCTGCGCTCTTGACATATTCATCGGCAACCTCTGAGACTGCTTTCTTAGTGGTGTCGAGTTCATCCTTTAAGTCTTGTAAGGCTTCCTGTTGTTCCTTCTCGGCTGTCTCCAATACCTCAAGTTCTCTCTTCTGGTTGCCCTCGGAAGTAACTAAGGCAGTGTAATTATCATAGAGGTCTCTCAGTTCTGCGTTGATCGCCAACTGCTGTTCAAGGAGACCAGGATACTTTGCACTAAGGTCACTGATGCTTGTAGCCTCAACACCTAAGGCATCGATAACAGCCT